TCGTTTTCTTTCATTACATTAGACATTAGTCATCTCCTTGTCAGATGAATGCTTTCACTGCAATCGGGTCGCCGATTACATCGCCGAGAAGGTCAAGATCATTGAAGATCACGAACATGGCGCTGTCGTCGCTATTGATGGCTACTTCCCATCTGTCGCCGCCATACTTGGGGACACGAACAAACTGCCCCGGCGAACACCAATCGCCCTCTGGCCAGTTCGCCAAAGTTGTCCGGTTTTTGAACGCACCCGGACCCATGGAAATAACTTTGGCAACTTGAGTGTTCCACTTTTCAGTGTCTCTAGTCTCTTCGGCAAAGTGAATACCGAACTTAGACTTCTTTTTTGGAGTGCGGATTTGCACCAGAACGCGGCTACCGAAAGGCCGAATACCAGGACATACTGGCGGAAAGGCCTCTGCAATGGCGTTCTCAAAGGTCTCGTTCTCCATATTTCTCCTCATTGGTTAACTGCAAAAGTATGTTGATGGCTGCCTCGTAACCGGCAACCAGACCAACGCGATACCCATACTCAAAAGCATTGCGTTCTTGCGGTCGGCTCAAGGCATCGAGAGCAAAGTCTCTTTGTGCTGCCTTGAGCCGGTCCAGAAGTTGTGTTTCGAAGTTCACGGATTAGGCTTCGAGTATTTCGGCGGCTTCGGAAGGTTCTGCCCGTCGACCTTCAGCCCCGCTGCAAGGCGGTGCTTCTGCTTCACTTCGGGGTTATCAAGGGACACAGTCCCAGTGGTCGGCTTGTCAGTCATTACAACTCTCCTTCATCAAGAACCGGGATTGATCCCTGTGCCGGTGCTCACAGAAAACTTCTCGCCCGAGATAATCTCAAGCTGGGCGAGATTCATTGCCGTCTGGTTGTCAGAGTCGTTCATCTTCTGACGGATCGACAGCTCAGCGGCAGTGCGCTGATCTTCCGACGACTGACGCAGCTGCTCACGCTGGAGATCAGACTGATCCTTCTGCTGCTTGGCTGCGAGCTCTGCCTGCTTGGCCTGCATCTGTTGACCGAGCTTCTGCTGCTCGATCTGCAGACGCTGCTGGTCAGACTGAGACCTCTGCTGGAGAGCCTGCTGCTGAATGCCGACATTCATCTCAGCAATCTTCATGCTGTTGTCAGGCGGCATCGGGGGCTGCGGCTTGAACTGCTGGGCAGCCTCGTCAATCTGCGCAAGCTGCTGCGAGAACTGGCCAAGCTGCTGCTCGATGAACTGCTGAACCTGCATGATCACCTTCGCCTGCTCTTGCGCTTCTTCCTTGATCAGGTTCTCGTTCTGCGCCCGATCAACGGCCTCGTGTGACTCCTGAAGGTAGTAATTCAGCAGATGATCACGCAAATGTGTCGCCATCGGATAGATGTACGTCCTCATAATGACAGGATTCGAGCCAAAGACAGGCGATTCGAGGAACTTCATATGAAGCATGATGTGGGCAAGGTGATCTTGCCGTGGCAGGACGTAAACAGGCCTGCCCATGGCGGCAGCGACGTTCTCGCTGACGGGGTCGACGTCTTCTTTCCCCGGAATAGGGGCCAAAACCTCGTCTGCAGGCACTTTCATAGTGCGCAAAAACATCTCTTCGACCTTGCGCGGGTCGTACATGCCAGGGATTGCAGCTGAACGCTGCATAATCGCCTGAATTTGAGCAAAACGCTGCGTTTCGCTGAAAATAGCCGGGTCGCTGACGGGTACGACGTCCAGAGGACCGTCGAAGTCAGTCAGATTGATCTCAATCCCGGCGTCTTGAGCCTCAATGTCCTCTTCAGTCATGTAGGCGGCGTCAATCCGGTGAAGGATCTTGAGGCAACGCGCCATTGAGTTGTGCAGACGGGAGTGGATTGAGCTAAATACGACCATCCCCTGCTCAATCAGGGCCATCGTCGTCCCGACGGGCTGGTTCGGGTTGGCGTCAGACAGCTTTTCGAACGAAGTCTGGACTACACCCTTGCCTGCGTCGACGAGAAACCCGAGAAGGCTGAACAGAACCGAGCTCGGAGGATTGAAAGGCATCGCCATGGCGATCTTTCGCACGTCGTCGACAAGCGCACCGCCGTCAATCTCGACGACCTCGGTCGGCTGAAGGTTGATTGTCTGGCCGTTGGGGCCGCCCTTCAGCTTCAGGAGCGTCGGGATGTTCTGGATGTGGGCAGAATCAAGCAACGCCCGCAGAGCGCCTGTCGCAGCCCCACTCAGGCCACCGATCATGTGCGTCAGACCGATTGGGTAGGCGCCACGCCAAGGGACGAACGGGAACTCAACGATCCAGTCCATTTCGTTCTTGTTCTTGTCTTCAACATCCCAGTTCCGATACAGGGACAGGGCTTTGCCGGTGGACTTGTCGACGCTCAGGATGTAGGGCGACGTGCCTTCATCAAAGTCCAAATAGGTGTAGATCTCGTAGATAGCCCGCAGGCCGTCTTCATTGTAGCTGGTCTCCTTGCGGCCCTCGATCTTGTCGTTAGCTTGGCTCGCCTTGCTGAACTCAGGATCGCCCGGCTCCCCGAGGTCGACGTCCATATACATGCCGGACTTCACCCGGCGCTGGTATTCCATCTTGGTGATGTACTGGACGTGTGTCTTGCGCTCAGCGGTGTAGAAGTTGGTGGCAGCAAACGGCAGGTAGATGTCGTCGATTGCGACAAATTCTGACGTCGGGCGCCGACGCTGGCCATCCCACATGAACTTCATGTATTGACCGCCGCCGAGAGGCAACTGGGTTGAGAGCTGCTCAAGTTCCGACCGGAACTCAACCATCTGCTCAGTCACCTGCCAGTTCATGAACGTGGCTTTGCGCGTAGCCTTGTCCATCTTCGCACGGTCTTTGTCGCCGTAGACCTTGCTCTTTACGGGTCCGTTGGGAGGGAACACCTCTTTCATAAACCGCGCGCTGAAGTCGACGCACGCCTCGACCAGCATTGGGTGGACGACCTTGTTGGCGCCGTTGAACTGAGCGCCGCCTGGTGCGTCGTCGCCCAGACCTGTGCGGCGCAGACCCTCTTCGTATTGCTTGTCGCGCTTTTCGCGGGCTTCCTTGTCTCGGTCGATCTTATCAAGAAGATCGCTGACCGCCATCTTCAGCTCGTCCTGATCGACCTCGTCGACGATGTTGGCGAAGTGAGCAAGGCGCTCGCGGTCTTCCTGCTCTGTCTCAAGCTGGACGATCGCGCCACCATCTTCAGTGTCTTCAACACCCGGCTCATCGTCAGGCAGAGCAAGCGTCTCGCCGACATCCTTGTCGTCGTCCATCGGATCAGCCATTAGTTCCCTCGTAAATCTGGTTAGCGAGATTTGCTATTTCGTCTGCGTTGTAAGGAGTCACGGCTCCGCCTTCGGCATAAGTCTGCACGCGCTGCTTGGGGGACAAGCCGCGTTGCCATTTGCCGACTGCGTCGCTGTATTGATCTTCGTAATTGTCGAACGGCCCGACGCTCAGGGGGAGATTATACTTGCGCGCAAGCGTCTCCCACTCATCGGCCTTCTTCTTCCCAAGGCTGCTGTAGCCCTTGGAATAAGCCTCGCGGGCGAGCTCTCGGGCTCGCTCCTGCATAGCTTGGGAATCGCCCTCAAACATCTTTTTGAAGTCGACCTCGCCGCCTTCAGAGTAGCGGACTACGCCCCCTTGGGCTTTGCGAACAGGGGCTTCGACGTTGGCTGCTCCTCTTCCTCCTGCTCGGTCTCCTGATCCATAGGATATTGGACCGCCAAGAGCCTTGCGAATAGCGCCTTCTTGTCCAGCGGCTGCGCGGAGGATGTCATCAAGTTTTGATCTGTTAACACCTTCTCGCTCATACCACGGCATTCCTTCTGTTTCGGTTACCTTAAAATTCTTTGGCACAACACCATATTTTGGTTTCCGCATCTGAGCAAGCGCCGATTGGTACTGCTGCGGCGTCATCGTGATCTCAGCGCCTGACGACAGAGGGATTGAAAACATCGGGTTGCCTTCTGCGTCCCTCATATATTTTGCGCCGTAAGCGTAGCTCTGGTAATCGCCCTGTTTAGAGTAAACGTCCGCGAGCGGATTGTTAGACCCCTGAACTTTTTTGAGGATCGCAGGCAAGGTCCCGTGAGATGCCTCCTGATTGGAACGGGCCACCCAAGTCTCCCAATGGAACCTACCGGGCGACGCGGCATCTGGGCGCCCAAGATCGGTGTATATCTTTTGTACATTCTTCATCAAAGCATCTTCGATAGCTTCATAGATCAAGATGCCTTTCGCCCCGTAAGTGGCTTCGGCGAGAGACGACCCAGTCACTACGGCAGTGCCGCCTTTAGACCCCGGATTGGCTGCTGCGAAATCTTTAGCCGCAGCCCGGCCCTCGTCTGTCGGGGGGAACCGCTTTACAGTATCGTCCTTCAACGTCACCGTTGGAACAGAGATGCCGTCCCAGATATTCGTGTCGGCATATCGCCCATCGTCCCACAAGTTTTTAAGCTGGATGCGGTCGATCACCATTACATCATCGCGGCCTGTAGCAAGCAGGATGAATGAAACAACTTTGTTGTCGATGCCGACACCCTCACCAACACGCGCAAACTCGCGCCGGATGTCGCGCCCACTCTTGTTGGGATCCGCCATCAAGTCGTGCAGCTTTTGCAGGGGCGTGACACCAGCCTTGTCAGGCTGGCTCATTTTGAGAAGGAAGTCTTTGCCGAATGCGTTCAGGTTGTGCATCGCACCAGACCCTGGCTGCCCGGAGCCCTTTGGTGCTGTAGTGGCTGCCCAATCTTTGTATGCGCCCTCTGCAACTTCCTTAGTGAACTTCCCTTCCGCAGCCATCTTGATCCACGGCTCGATACCGCTGAACGCATCAAGGAACAAGCCCTCGTGCGTGAACGGATTGACGCCACGCGACATGATGCCCCACATGAACATCTTGCCAGTATCTTCAACACCCATCTGGCCCGCGTGGTATGCCTTTAGAAAGTCTTTACCTGCGGCGAAGCCCGCGTCAGCGTCGCTGATTTGCCCCGGCGTCAATCCGCGGAGCAACTCGGTATATTCGCCGTCGGCAATCGCTTTCATGAAACGGTATGGGGGTGCAACGACGTTGCGCTCACCCGTCGCTTTCGCAAATCCACGAACCCACTGCTCAGGGTCCATAGCCATGTCGGGAAATTCATCCAGCAAAGACGCGACGCCGTTAAGCTGCTTGTCAGCATTGCGATTTTTCGTTGACGCGAGCAAAAAGCTATTCTTTTTCACAACGTCTTCGACACCGCTATCGACAATGTACTGCGGGCCAAGGCCGCTTACGGTCGGTAACTTTGCCGTGTCCCCCGCGCTCTCGTCGATGGACTGGGCAATTTTTGAAACAACGGAGTCACGAAGAGCCGCGGGCTCCGGCGTGTCGTTGAACGCCTGCATAACAGGGCTAGGCGCCGCAGCTTCATCCGCAGCCTTAGTGGCAATTAGCATTGATCCCTTGCGCTCGACGTCGGGGAACACCGCCGCGATCTCCTCTTGGAAATCGGCAGCCTTCATGTTGTTCTGCCAGCCCTTCGTCGTTTCCTTGCCAACGCCGGACTTGCTGCCCTCGTAAATGTCAAAGTACGCCTTGCCACCCGGCTTGAGGTTGTCGAACGCCTGTTGGATAACGTCGAGACGCGCCTCGGGTTCTTTGATGACGTTGAGGACGTTTGCCGCCGTGACTGTGTCCGCAGGGTTGTCTGAGAACTGATCAAGCACCAGATTATTGTGCTCTGGCGTGCGGTTAAATGGGTCGTAGACATAGCTCTCAACGCCCCTCTCTGCCGCGAGGTAGTCGGTGCCCTTGTCGTACTTGCCGCCTCCAATATCAAGATTGCGGGTGCCCTCCGGCACATCAAAGACTTTGCTCTTGAACAGGGCTGGAACCTGATTGATAGACGTGTCGGCTGATGAGATAGCCTGCTTGGCCCCCGCTTCGACGCCCGCCTCGGCCCCTTCCGTGCCTGCCTTCGCGCCGCGCTTGGCAAGACGTGCACCAACGCCAAGGATCGGCGCAGCACCAGCGGTCGACATCGCGGCCAGCTGTCTGAACATGCTGGCTCTCGGCTCGTCACCGGCTATTTCAGCCTCAACAGCCATGTCGCTGTACTTGCTGGCGTCCATGCCCGAGCGGATCTCGCCGACAACCGGCAGGACGTCGAGCACGGCGCCGACAGGATCGGCCTTGACGCCTTGGTAAACCATCGACCCCAGCTTGCCGAGATCCTGACCCAGACGCTGCGAAGGATCGGGACCAGCGGTAACGTCGCTGAAATAATTTGCAACAGTTCCGGGGATCTCACTTGCACCACGGACAATCGCGGAATCCGCAATGCCCTGCCCTATCCGAGACAGCGCACCGCCAATGCCAGTTCCGGCTCTGGGGTTGACCGGAATAGAAGCGGCTTGGATAGCCTCCAACGGCGCCATCTCGACGTCTGCCGGAGCCATCTCAGGAGGCAGCGCCTCAGCTTGGGCTACCTGGCCCTCAAGGATCTTGTCGAGATCTACTGGGCCACCTTCAGCATAGTCCATGCCAAAGCCGCCACCGCCGAACCCGCCGTAGCCCCCGCCACCGTAGCCTCCACCACCGTAGCCCCCGCCACCAAACCCAGAATTGTCGCCAAAGTTGTAGTTGGTGTTGAGGTTGAACCCAGAAGTTGCGCCGACATTGCCGAGGCTACCGCCCAGACCAGAGTAATCAAACCCGCCGATGTTGCTTGAGTTGTACCCGCCGACTAGGGCTGGGTTGCTCATGTTGAACTGGCCGCCGACTACGTTGTTGAAGTCCTGCTGCCAGTTGCTCGCAGTGTTAGCCAGCTGGTTCTGCTGAATGGCGTTCTGGTCAATCGAGGTGTCTCTGTAGACCTGAAAGGAGCTGGGATCGTATGTGCTGAACCCGAGCCCTGTGTTTGCGCCCGGCGTTATATTTGGGTTAAACGACGTGTCCTCGGTGTATGGGTTGTACCCGAACCCGCCCTCGTTGTAGCTGCCGAACTCATTTACGTTCTTGGTGGTGTCGTTAATGTTCTGGCCGCCAGCGTTCTGCATGACGTTGGCCGTCTGAACACCGCCGATCGTTTGGTTCGTGTCAAACGGGTTTACGTCCTCGACATAGCGTCTGGCGCCATCAGCCTCAGTGTAGCGCCTGCCTTCGTCGTCGGTGTAGACAGGCTCGTTGTAAGCGATGACCTCTTCATTGGTCGGGCGATTCGGCGGGATAGGAACACCACGGAGGGCATTTCTTTGAGCCTGAAGTGCGGAAAGCCTTTTGGTGATGTCCGGTCGATCTTCTGAGTCGTAGAATGTGTTGAACTTATTTACTAAACCTTCATCTGGGGCGTTGCGGCCCAAGAATGGATTTCCCCTCAGAGTAACTCCGGGTGAGGGCTGGTTATTCTGAAACCCACGGAAATCTGTTTGTGCACCCAGAACCGTATTCTGCCCTTGCGTGAGATAATCTTGTAGGGATTGTTTTGCGATGTTTAATATATTTCTCTCGCTCTCAGTCTTAGGATTCAAGAGAGACCTAATCAGGGGGGTGTTCTTGATCCCGTGATATTGTTCCTCGGTTATCTGCCCAGCGAGTGAAGGGGTGCCTTCATAATACTTTGAAATTGTATCTGCTGCAGCTCGGTTGCCAACCGACTCATAAACAGCACGGAATTGGTTATAGCTGGGGATATTGCCGACCTCGCCAAGAGCGAGCGAAAGCATTCGGTTGTAGTCTGCTTGGGTTGGCTTGTAGCCCCAGTAAGTTTTCCAAGGCGAGCCTTTGTCAACTGCATCCCCAGTCTGCCCTCCGATAGATTGCTCTAGCTTGGCGTACTGCTCTCTGCCTTCATTGCTACCAGCGAATTGTTGACCGATGTCCTCAAGGGTTAAATTGTTCTGCGCCGCCGTGTCTTTCCAATACTTTAACCCGCCCGGATCAGAACCTCGGTCAAAGTAATCAACAAAAAGCTTTTCAAGACCCTCATCCGTGACATCACCACCTCGGGCATAGCCCTGCACAGCGCCGCCTGCACGCTTGGTCAGGAGATCCGTCGTCATGTCGTAGTCGCCGGTGTTGCCAATAGCTGACTTGACCATCTTGGGATCGTAGACGACGACTTCGCGCGTTCCGTCAGGGTACTTGAGGATGGCGCCGTCGTGGCCCTTGCTCATAAGATCTCTTGTGAATTCGTCGATCTTGTCTTGACCCATTGCGCTCATGGCCTTCTTTTCGGCCATCGTGAACTCATAAGGATTGGTCAGGCGACCATAGAGAGGCGTGATGTTCTCGCCCACTGGGCCGCGCTTCATCATAGCGTACAGGTTAGCGCCTGCTGGCGTGTCAAACGCATAGACGCCTCGACCCATCCAGCCAGTGTCCTTGCGGTCGGGGTGGTTCGTGTCGAAGTATTTGATGTCGCTTTTGGAGCCGTGATAGAGGCGCGTCGGATCCCCATCTTTCTCGCGCAGCACCGAGCCTTCCATGAAGTTCGCAAGACCCTTACGCATCTTGTTGAGCGGGCCAGCCTCGGCCTCCGTCGGCTCCATCACCATCAGGCTAGAGCCAGCAGCCAGCGCCGCCTTGCCAGCCTTCGTCGCCGGGCCTAACGGACCCGCAGCCATGAACGCGACGTCCGATGCGGACTGCGGGATCATGAAGTCAAGAGCGGCGGTCGTGCGACCAGCGTCCGACGCCAAGCGCCCCGCTATCCCGCGTGCCTGCTCCTCAGTCCCGCCCTGCGCAATCACGTAGTCATAGGTCTGCTTCGCGATCTCTTCCGGCATACCCATGGTTTTGCCGTAAGCTTGCGAGACGGACTTAACAGCCTTGTCAGCATACTTGAGCAGGTAGGATGTGAGGGAGTCATCATCTTTGGCCATGGATCACCACTTAACCTTGTCAGCCCAATAGGCAGCTGAGGACGGACCTTTAGCAATGTTCTCTGCGTGGCGAGACTTGAACGAGGCGCGCTTGGCCTTCATGCGGTCTGACTCGCCCTCTTTAGGCTTACCGGCTGTGCTCGCTCCCTGCTCGCCGAACCGGATGATCTTCTCTTTGCCGTCGACCTTAGTCTTCACAACGTGGGACTTGGTCGGGTGGCTCGGTGTGCGCCGAGGCTTGTTCAGAGGCAGACTAGCCTTGTCGACGCGGTTAACCATCACTCGCCCCCTGCAACGCGAATTGCAGCCGCGTCAAGACGTGACCATTCGTTTGCGGAATAAAAGCTCATTTGTAGCCTCCACCCTTTTCCTTGTAACTCTTCGCAAGAAGCTGCGCCTTGCGAGCGGACCACTGACCAGCGGCAGTGCCTTGAACATTAGAGCCCTTGATCTTTTCAAACAATGTCTTGCGCATGCCGGGCTTCGTGTAGTTCCCGGATGCGTTCACCTTGCTCTTGGGCTTATCCATAGTAACCTCTTAGCGAAAAGACTTGACCTTCTGAGCGATGGCCTTTGGCTGCTTAACAAACTGCTTGCCCTCAGCCGAACCCTTGCGCTTTGCTTTCGTCGTCGCAGCGTACTCTTGAGACGATAGTGACTTGATCGCAGCTTCAGGAAGATACCGCTCGCCGGTCTCGCTAGATGGCTTGCCGCTCTTAGTCCGCCACTTCTGGTCGCCCCAGTTCTTTAACGACATCTGCGGCTTCTTCATTAGCCTTCCTCACGCTGCGTACGGGTTGATCTTCGGCTCGCTCTTGGGCCTCACGTCGTCGATGTCTTTGGCTTGCGGCAGATCGAACCAGCCGTCGTTCTTAAAGTAGATGATCGCCTGAGAGAACGTGTCAACATAATCGTCGTGCTGCGCGACAGGGAACTTGGACATCTGCTTGAGGAAGCTGTCAGCCCAGCTCACCGTCAATCCTTTATTCTTGCCCGACTCCGGGATCCAAAGCAAGCCCAATTCAAGTGTAGGGGCTGCCTGATGGGCGCGAGAGACTTTGTCGGCGTTGCCGGGGTTGTACCCGACGACCGGCACCCTAGCCAGCCTGAGATCCTGAATCAGCGACTGGCCCGACGCCTTCGCCTCGACCAGGATACGGTCTGGCCTTCGAGCCCGGTTGTGCGGCGAGTCCTTGGTCATGCCGCCGTACTCGGTCGACCAGTCCTTGATGGCCCGCGCTCTGAGCTCTGGATAAGACAGGTGCTCGTCCCATGCATCGATCAGCATCGCGTTGCGCTCACCCTTGTGGGTGAAGATCGCCCAGACCGTGCAGGCGGTCGGATCGCCGGTCGTCTTCTCAG